CAGTACGCGAGGGCTTCGTGATGGCGCTCCGTATCGTTACCGCCGATGAGCGGCTCGCCGTTGCCAATGCCAAGACCACCGTTGCGATCTTCGGGCCGGCCGGTGCCGGCAAGACATCGCTGGCGCGGGCACTTCCGCCTGACGAGACCGTGGTCATCGACCTCGAAGCCGGAATGAAGTCCCTCCAAGGCTGGGGCGGCGACTCCATTCCGGTGCGCACCTTTCCCGACGCAGCCGACGTCGCCTGCCTTGTCGGAGGCATTGATCCCGCGACCGACGCGCAAGGGTTCTTCTCGGAAGCGCACTACCAGCATGTCGTCGGTGCATATCCAGATCTCGCGCAGATGATTGCGAGGAAGCGATATGTCTTCGTCGACTCCATCACCGACCTGACACGCCAGGCCATGGCCTGGGCCAAGACCCGCCCCGAGGCCTTCTCGGATCGGACCGGCAAGCCGGATACGCGCGGCGCTTACGGGCTGCTCGCCCGCGAGACGATTTCCTTGCTGAAGCATCTGCAGCACGCGCCGGGACGCACCGTGATCTTCGTCGGCATCCTGGAGCGCGTCGTCGACGAGTTCGGCCGCGAAACTTTCCAGCCGCAGATGGAGGGCGGCAAGGTCGGCCGCGAGCTGCCGGGCATCGTCGACCAGGTGATGACGCTCTCCTTGTTCGATCCAGATCCCGGATCAGCGTCCGCGACAGGCGATGATGGCTGGCGTCACAACGCCACGAGCGGAACGACCCGGCGGCTGGTCTGCCAATCCGGCAATGCCTGGAGCCTGCCCGCAAAGGACCGCTCCGGCCAGCTCGATCCCACCGAGCATCCCAACCTGATGGCCGTGCTCGACAAGATCAACGGCAACAGGCCGGCGGCATTCGATCGGCTCGCCTGATCTCACACCTTTCAAAACATCCCAAACCGACAAGGACAAAACCATGTTCGATTTCAATGACGCCGAACCGCAGCGTTCCTCCGATCTCATTCCCGACGGATCATTCGCCAAGGTCACGCTGACCATTCGGCCCGGCGGCATCAACGGCGACTCCCCGATGGACGCCGGTCTGCTCAAGGCATCGACGCAGCCGGGTTCAGACGTGCTGATGCTCGACTGCGAATTCACCGTGGTCGAGGGGCCGAACATCCGACGGAAATTCTGGCAGGCGCTGACGGTACGCGGCGGCAAGGTCGACGAGAAGGGCGTGTCGATGGGCTGGCTCATTACCAGACGGACCATTCGCGGCATGGTCGAAAGCGCGTTCGGTATCGACCCAGCCGATGAAAGTCCGCAAGGGAAGGCCAAGCGCACGCTCCCCGCGCTGAAATCGCTCGATGGCATCGTGTTCATCGCCAAGATCAAGATCGAGCCCGGACGGGATGGGCAATCCGATCAGAACCGCCTCGACATCGCGGTCACGCCCGACCTGCCGGAATGGTCGAAGGTCATGAAGGGCGAGGACGTGCCGCCGCGCCCGGGCACACGCCGCGCACCGAAAGCCGCCGCGACACCGGCCGACGCGGCACCTGCGTGGCGCACACAAAACGGCCCAGCCGCATCCGGTGCCAAGCCCGCGTCGGCCCAACGTTCGGCCGCGACAGGGCCGGCCAGCGGCAACACCGGCGCCGGCGTCACGCCAGCCTGGCAGCAGGGCCAAACTGCCGGTCCCGCCGCCGCGCAACAGCGCTCCGGTCCCGCCTGGCTCAACGAGTGAGCCATGGCAGCGAACGATCCGACCAACCGCCACCCCGATGATGTCTGGGCTGATCACGTGAGACAGGAATGCGCAAAGGCCGTCGCCGAGTGGCTCGAAGGTTCGGTTCGCCTGGAGCGGCCAATCCGCAGCCTGACCTCCTCCGATCTTCAGAACATCGCCGAAGCAGCAACCAGCCGCTGGATCGTCCTGGCATCGCAGCGGATCGCACAGGTGCCCGACGATCCCGTGTCGCGGAAGCTCTCGCGACTGCTGATGGTTTGAGGCCCTGCACCATTTGCGCGCGACCCGCGCGCGGCCTGTTCTTCACCCACCGGCTGCGGCCGGATCTCCACCCGACTTACGCTTTCTGTTCGCGCTCCTGCCAGCAGGCCGGCGCGGCAATCGCAACGAGGTTGAACGGCATGATCGACAAAACTGCAATCGAAACCAAAGCCATCAAGGAGGCGCGGCGACCCTTTGCCGAGGTGATTGGCGAACTCGGCCTGATGCCGGCCTTTGAAGGACGCTCCGCCGCCGAGATCGACCGCATCATCGAAGCCTGTGTCGACGGCTTTCGCGAGGCGATGGGACGCCTCGCGCTTAGCGACGATGTGCCCTTTTGAGGAGCCGGCGATGATCGACCTCAATCACAGCTCGGGCTTCGTTTACGGCGGCGACGGTCCCAACGCCGCGCTCGCCGCAAGGCTCGATGTAATCCTGGAAACCGCGCTGACTGCGGAGCGCGATGCGTCTCCGCCGCGGGACTACCTCGGCGCCTCCCGCATCGGCGAGCCTTGTCTGCGCAGGCTTTGCTTCGAATATGGCGGAACGCCTGTTGATCCCGATGCCGCGTTCGACGGTCGCATCCTGCGTGTCTTTGACGCCGGTCATCGTTTCGAAGATATGACGATCCGCTGGTTGCGGCTCGCCGGCTTCGAACTCCTCAGTCACAAGCGCGATGGATCGCAGTTCGGCTTTGCAACGGCCGGCGGGCGCTTCCGCGGTCATATCGACGGTGTGATCGTCGCAGGCCCCCGCCTCGGCAAACCCTATCCGATCCTGTTCGAGCACAAGGCGCTCTCAGCCTCGTCCTGGCAGGACACCGTGAAGCGGGGCGTCAAGGCGTCAAAGCCAGTCTATTGGGCGCAGGCTCAAATCTACATGGCCTATCTCGCAGTCGCCTGGATGCTGTTCATCGCGCTGAACCGCGACACCATGCAGCTCTACCCCGAACTGATCGCATTCGATCCCGCTGATGCGCAGGCCCTGTCCGACCGCGCGGTCACGGTCATTCGATCGGTCGAAACCCGGCACCTGCTGCCGCGCATCTCTGATGATCCGGATCACTATGTCTGCCGGCTCTGTCCGTATGCGCGCCGCTGTCATCACCAGATGAGGGCCGCAGCATGAGCATCTCGCTTTCCGATAAGCAGCGCGCTGCGATTGCGATCATCAAGGATTGGTACACCAATCGGACCAAGCAGCAGCAGGTTTGCCGCGTGTTCGGCTATGCCGGTGTGGGCAAGTCCACAATCGTCAAATACGCCATCGAGGAACTCGGCCTCTCGGCCGACAAGCCGGGCGAGGTGCTCTATGCCGCATTCACCGGCAAGGCAGCGCTGGTCATGACCCGCAAGGGGACGCCGGCCTCCACCATCCATTCGCTGGTCTACCGGGTCTCCGAGGCTACCCCGCAGGAGATCGAGAAGCTCGAAAAGGAAGCCGCTGACATCCGTGCCGGGCTGCACGCGCTCGGGATGGCCGAACGGCTGTTCGAGGAAACGCGACTCCGCTCGCTGGAACTGCGGCTGAAGGATGCCCACAAGCCGCGGTTTGTGCTCAACGCCGAGTCCGCTGTTCGCGATTGCAAGCTGCTGGTGCTCGACGAGGTCTCCATGGTCGGCACTGATATGGCGCAGGATCTGCTCGCCTTCGGCAAGCCGACCCTGGTGCTCGGTGACCCCGGCCAGCTGCCACCGGTCAAGGGCGAGGGCGCCTTCGATACGCCCACGCCCGACGTGCTGCTCACAGAGGTCCACCGCCAGGCCGGCGAAAGCGCGGTGCTTCGGTTGGCGACGTTGGCCCGCCAGGGGCAGTGGATACCGTACGGGCACCACGACGACTTTGTCTGGAAAATGCGTCGCTCCGACGTTGGGCCGGACCAACTGCTCAAGGCGGATCAGGTCATCTGCGGACGCAACGCGACCCGCATTCAGCTCAACGTCGCCATGAAGCGTGCCGCGGGCTTCGATGCGATCTTCCCGGCAGGGATTGGCGAGAAGCTGATCTGCCTGAAGAACCGCAATGACGTCGGTCTGGTCAACGGCATGTTCGTCACGCTGGACGACATCAAGGACGACGGCGACGAGATCGCGTTCACGGCCTCGATTACCTCCGAGGACGGCAAGAAAATCGGCGGCGGCGCGAACGGCAAGAGCGAACGCTTCAAGATCTGGCGTGGTCCGTTCCTCGATCACGTGAGCCCTGATCCGGATCGCGAGCGGCGCGAATATCAGAAGAAGCGAACATCAGTCGAATGCGTCTGGGGTTGGGCCATCACCTGCCACAAAAGCCAGGGGTCATCATGGCCCAACATCGTGATCTACGACGACGGCCTTGGCCGCACCGCTGAGGACCGGGCGCGCTGGCTCTACACCGCAATTACCCGCGCCGAGCGCGGACTCGTACTGC